TTAAAATTGCTAACACCTTAAAAGATGACATCACTGATATTAAAGATTTTAAGATTGTTGTATCCCCACAGTGGAGATGTCAGCAATACGCAAGCTTTATTTGTGAACATTTAGGTGTGGACTTTAGTGACTGCATTCTGGAGGATAGATTGAGAGAGCACTCTTTCGGATTGTGGGAAGGTAAAACAGAATCAGAGATTGAATCAGAGTTTCCTGGGTTCCTTGAGAAAAGATATAAGCCAGAAAACTATTGGTCTTATATTGTTCCTATGGGTGAGAGTTATGAGTTGGTAAGCCAAAGAGTTTCGGAAGTTCTGAAGGATAATGAAGATATGCCTGTAATCTATGTGTGTCATGAAATGGTATCAAAGGCCATGAGAGGGCTACTACTTGGTATGAGTCCAGCAGAGACCTTAAAACTAAATCATCCACAAGATAAAGTTTATAAAATTACCAGCAGCAGGATGTCAACGCTAGGATAAATGATGTTTGATATTAGATCTAAAATAAATAATAAAGTTATTCATAAAGTTATTAAGCCAAATCTTGATGAGGCTGGTCGTTTAGAATTAGTCGAACCTAACCACTTCATTCAATGTGCTTATCTAAGAATGGATAAGGGCAAGACCTTTAGACCACATAAGCACATCTGGAAAGAGCCATCTTTTGATAAGATGATAGCTCAAGAAAGTTGGGTGGTTATCAGAGGCAGTGTCAAGGTGTTGTTCTATGATACAGACATGACCTTACTAGAAACTCATGTCCTCAATGCAGGGGATTCTTCTTTCACTTTGGAGGGAGGTCACACCTACGAAATTTTAGAAGATGATACTCTAGTTTATGAGTACAAGACTGGGCCATACGAAGGCCAAGAAAAAGATAAGGTGTTTGAATGAAACTTCATTTAGGTTGTGGAAAAAGAGATTTTGGTGAAGATTGGATCCATATAGATATGGCAGACTTCCCTCACATCGAATCTAAGGATGTCACACGACTACCCTACGAGGACAACAGTTGCGATTTGGTATACGCTAGTCACCTGCTCGAATACTTTGATAGGATAGAAGTAATCGAAGTTCTCCAAGAATGGAAGCGCGTGTTGAAACCCTCAGGAGTATTAAGATTAGCTGTACCCGATTTTGAAAAACTGTGCAGCCTGTATACAAGTGGACATGGTATCGAAAGAGTGCTGGGGCCGTTATACGGAAAGTGGGGAACCCCTCCAGTATATCACAAGACTACTTACGATTTCTCCTCTCTTTCAAACCTACTACACAGTGTAGGATTTCAAGATGTTTCTAGGTACGATTGGAGAGACACAGAGCACTCTCATATAGATGATCACTCTCAAGCGTATTTTCCACATATGGATAAAGAAAATGGAATGCTTATTAGCCTGAATGTCGAGGCAGTAAAATGAGTTTCAATATTGTAAAGAAGTTTGAAGATGCCATAGCAGAGTTTTATGGTGCTCCCTACGCAGTGGCAACAGATTGCTGCACACATGCTATTGAGTTATGTCTGCGATACACAAAGCCTGAGCACCTTGTCATGATTCCCAATAGAACCTATATCTCCATACCTTTCACATTGGAGAAGCTTGGCCTAGATTGGAAGTTTCACACCCTACCTTGGCGTAATTACTACTCTATTCTAGATACAAACATTATTGATGCCGCCGTGTTCTGGGAGGAAGGGGGCTATGAGCCCAACACATTAATGTGTCTTAGCTTCCAGTACCAGAAACACCTCAATCTTGGAAAAGGAGGTATGATTCTTACAGATGATAAAGAAGCGGCCAAGGAATTGAAGAAGATGTCTTATGACGGTAGGACTCCCGACAAGCCCTGGAGAGAACAGAACATATCCACGATGGGCTTTCACTACTATATGACACCTGAGACAGCCCAGAGAGGTTTAGAGGCTTTGGAGGAGGCCAAGCAGCGTGAGCCTAGACAATGGGTGTGGGAAGATTGGCCTGATTTACGAGAGATGTCTGTATTCAAAGACTATAATAAGACATGACAAAAAGAGCACTGATAACAGGTATTGCAGGGCAGGATGGTAGCTACCTGTCTGAATATCTTCTTTCTAAAGGCTACGAAGTTCACGGTATCGTTCGTAGAAATTCTGTAGCAGAGAATCAAGACAGTCGTATAAAGAATTTAGATGTGCATACACACTACGGCGATTTGATGGACCCACATTCACTAACTAGAATCGTAAGTGATGTTGATCCTGACGAAGTTTATAATCTTGGAGCACAAAGCCATGTTAGAATTAGTTTTGATGTTCCCGCGTTTACCATCCAAACAAATGCTATTGGTGTACTCAATATTCTAGAAACATTACGAACAATAAAGAAGACAGCAAAGTTCTATCAAGCCAGTTCTTCTGAGATGTTTGGTAACTCCGTTGACCCAGACGGGTATCAGCGTAAGACCACAACCATGACGCCAACCTCACCTTACGGTTGCGCGAAGGTCATGGGCTATAATCTGGTTCGTCACTACCGCGCTGCTTATGATATGTACGCCTGTAATGGCATCCTATTCAATCATGAGTCTCCTCGTCGTGGATCAAATTTTGTAACTAACAAGATTGTGAAGGGTGCTGTGGAGATTAAGAAGGGTAAACGAGATAAGCTTGCGCTTGGCAATCTAAACGCATCGAGAGACTGGGGACATTCCAAAGACTATGTTCGTGCTATGAACATGATTGTAAATCATAATGAGCCAGAGGATTGGGTGGTTGCGACAGGACAGAGCCGAACTATTCGAGATATGTGCAAAGTTACCTTCGAGGCTTTGGATCTAAATTATGAAGATTATGTCACGGTAGATCCTAAGTTCTTTAGACCACAGGAGCTAGACTTCCTCAAGGGAGACTCGACTGAAATTCGTGAAAAGCTTGGTTGGGAGCCTGAGTATACTTTTGAGTCTATGGTTCAAGAAATGGTGGATCATTGGATGACTATTATCGACTGACAGCTATAATAGACCATGAACTTCAACGACTATCAAGAGGAAGCCATCAGCTTCGCTATCTACCCAAAAAGCAAAGAGTGGGATCTTCCGCTATATCCAGCCCTTGGCCTAGCAGGTGAGGCAGGGGAAGTAGCTGAAAAGATCAAGAAGCTAATGCGAGACACCGACGCGAAAATTTTGACCGCAGACCAATGCGATGAAATTGCCAAAGAGATTGGTGATGTACTTTGGTACTGTGCTAATCTTGCTGAAGACCTGGGTTTGGATCTAGAGCGAGTTGCTGAACTCAACCTAGAGAAGCTGCGATCGAGAAAGGACCGTGGTAAGATCTCAGGATCAGGAGACAATCGCTGATGCCTAGGTATCAATACGAGTGCTCTGCTTGTGAACTTCAGTTTGAGCTATTTGAATCTATCCGAGAGAACATCGAGAGAGGTGCTCCTCACTGTCCCAAGTGTGATCCTGAGGGCGAGAGGGACACCACGATGTTTAAATACTTTGGTAACTGTCGTCCAGCCTTCAAGGTTAATGGAGAAGGCGCATACGATAATAGGATGAAATGATGCAAGTCCCGCCGCCCGCGCCGCCGATGAGGGCGGCAATCAAAGCAAGCAAGAAAAGCTCCGAGAGGTTCAAAATTGGGGCTGCCATATCAAATAAAAATAAAGTTCTTGCTGTGGGACATAACAAACACAAAACCCACACTAAATACAGTAGTGGGCCTTTCTGTACTACTCATGCGGAGGGCGATGCGATTCGTAAAGCAGTAAACAAGGGTGTCGATCTTCTGGGAAAGACGCTCTTTGTTTACAGGAAGAACTGCCGATTGTCGAAGCCGTGCCCTGACTGCGAAAAACTAGCCAGAGATCACGGCATAAAGAAGGTTGTATACTCTGTTGATCCTGGTATCTTCGAAACCCTAATATTGACATGACCTTTAAGTTTAATGAATGGATTGTAGATGTACTACCAACCCTTGATGCTGGGGTAACACTAGCATTGAATTCAGGCCACGTTGCTACTCTTGACGTTGGCATTGATGCGCCAGAGGATTTGAGAGATCCTTATATTGAATTTGCAGATAACATTATCAAACGTAGTGGTGTTACTCGCTTTGATAATAACTTGGACCCAACTGTAAAGAATGGGCCTCTCATTCGTTATATCTTCTCCGCAAGACATAACACTCCTGCGCTTGAGCTTGATATGTTTATCAACAACGGCACGCTGGATAACACCAAAGAGGATGAGAACAATCCTCTTACCCCACACTTGCTGTCGAATGGTATCTTCATCACCACGCCTAAGGGCTACAGGTGGGTAAGTAAAGTTGACACGGTGAAGACCCAAGAGATTCAGATTGGAGACGAAACTGTTACCACTGTGCTTATTGAGAAGGCTTGGTTGGCGCAGGCTAGTTTGATGTGGTTGGGTCTTTACCTTGTTCCTAATGTCCTTGAAGAGAGTATCGTCAACGACTACAGAAACAATCTTCCTTGGGCAGATAAGGTTCAGCCACAATGGCTAGGCCCCTCGAAGTCTCCAACACTGAAGGACACTCCAATCTTTGCTGATTACTATCTCGCAAAGGTAAACTCAGACTTTGACAAGTGGAATGTAAACTTCTCACAAGCCTTTATCGAAGGCCCTGAGGAGATTGGTAGCATTCCAAACATGTTTATCCCCCAATCCCTTAGCTACCTTGTTGCTGCGAACGGGCAGATGACTGGTGGACACGGAATGGGTATTGACAGCCTTGCTCAATACTATGGTCTGCCAGCAGGTAAGCAATGGCACATGGCAGCTAACGCTTTGGTCTATTCATTGTGCCGTCCACAGCGGGGATTCTTCAACATTGATGATGACATCGCAAGCTTGGATAAAGTTCTTGCTAAGATCAAGAGCGGTGATGTAGAAGCTCCCTGGGAGAGTTGGAATCTTTCACTAGGAGGAACCCACAAGATCTTCCATAACCAACACAACCCATTTGGTTTCACTGAGCCTGAATCAGGTTGGGAAGGAATGGAAGGCGGCATTGGCAAATCAGGTAGTGTAGACCTTCAACACTTCTCCCGTGCGTTTGGTCCTGCTGTTTTCCTAGCAGAGCGTTTCGATGACGAGGTAGGCAAGGAAGCTATTCGTTGGTTTGCTTCTACCGCACGACTCGATATTGAAGATCCAAGAGCAGCTATTGGTCAGGACGAGAAGGGTTGGTACTCCAACCTCGGTCGTGGTTATGCTTTCGCAGCCATGATTAACGTCTACGACTGGCACTTCAATAAAACTGAGGATGCCAAGAAGTGGGCAGAGTGGTTTATCGAAGCTTGTCAAACTTTTCAGACTAACGGTATGAAAGATGGCAACTCAGGAGGATCATTCTGCTGCTGGAGAACCCCACAATGGTCTGGATCAAAGGAGATCAATTGGGCTAAGCAGGTGTGGGCTGATAAGAATAACTACGAGGGAGACCTTGATGCGCTCGATCCCATCCCAATCACTGGTTCGTACCAGGAGATGCTTATCTTTGGTGCGTTAGCCCTAGCTCACTACGCTGGTCTTGATGTAAGCATGGATGCTCTAAACAAGCAACTTGAATTCTTATCAGAAGCGACACCAGAAGGTGATAACACCCCTGCTTACAGAGTAAACTGTATCACTGGGGAGAACCTAAGCTTTGCTTACGAAAAAGGATACACGATGAGTTATTATGGATGTATCCTAAGCTTGTTGTTTGATCTTCCTGTCTCTGACGCTTGGAAAGGCGTTCACTATGCGGAGATCTTCGGTGGAGATATGACCGTGGCAGAAAGGCTACACACCCGTAACCCATACGGTAAACCACTTAACGAGCGTAACTTTGTTGGCCTAAGAGCTTTGACCGAACGAGAAGACTTCCCCTACTAAAAAAGAAAGAATAGCAGGGACCAAAAAGTCAAACGTTTCTATAATAAGGCATGGATAATGCAGTATTAAACAGACTCAAGAACGCAGGGCTACTCTCGGAACAAACTCCTGACATGGGATTCGTTTCGACAGGTAGCTTTGCTCTTAACAAGGTTATTTCTGGTGACTACACCAAAGGCATCCCCATTGGGATGATTACTCAGTTCCATGGTGAAGCTTCGACTGCGAAGACAGTTTTCGCCACGCACATTCTTAAAGAGGCGCAACAAAAAGGTTTTTACACCATGCTTGTTGACTCAGAGAATGCGTACAATTCTGAATTTGCAATTAGCTTGGGTCTTGACCCAAAAAAGCTTATTTATGCAGCGCCCGAAACGCTTGAAGATTGTTTTCAGGTTATTGAAGACACAATCTTAGCTATTCGAGAAACTGATAAAGATACACCCATTGTTGTGGCTTATGATTCGATTGCTGTTTCACCTTCCAAAGCGGAATATGAAGCAGAAAACTACGAAGGCAACAACATGCAAGGTGCAGTAAGAGCTAAATCAACTGGAGCTTGTTTGAGAAAGATAAATCCACTCATGCGAAAGCATCGGGTTGCTTTAGTAATTGTCAACCAGATTAGAAACAAGGTTGGCGTAATGTATGGCGATCCGACAACTATGGCTGCTGGTGGTAAATCGTTAGAGTATTACTTGGGTGTAAACTTAAAGACTATCTCTAATAAAACTAGCGATCTAATTCGTGATGAACACAAGAATGTTGTGGGCATCAAAGGCACAGTTCGTAACACGAAGAACAAGGTATCTGTACCTTTCAGAGAGTGCGAATTTGAACTGATGTATAACGAGGGATTGAACGCTTTTGCTGGTACACTCAAACAGTTAGAAGCTGACGGTCTAATAGATCGAAACGGTGCATGGTACACCGTCAAAGAAAGTGGAAAAAAGTTCCAATCGAAAGAATTCAATGACCTATTATTCGACCAGAGCGACGAGGGCTTCGAACCCCTCCGCAAATTTTTTGGGCTTTCTTCTTGAAACTATTCTCCGAAGTGGTATAATAGGGCGACCGAGAGAGGCAGTACGACATGGATGACAAGTTCTACGAAGACCTGAGCCGACTCATCAATGGTGCGTTTGACGCTGCTTTCGGTCGTACACCTAACACTACTGAAAAGGAAAAACCAATGGTTACTATCAAGAACGAAGAACTTATTCGCCAGTACGCTCCCGCTGCTTTCGCAGAGGCTCCTGAAGAGGGCCGAGTGTCTGATCGTTACACTTTCCTTCCTACCACGGAGATCCTGTCCATCCTACAGGATGAGGGTTGGACCGCATGGAAGGCCCAGCAGGTTCAAGCTCGCAAATGGAGCAAGGACCACGCCAAGCACATTATCCGTCTTCGCCACGAAGACCTGGGTATGGATAGTTTTGGTATTGGCGACAGCTTCCCTGAGATGCTGCTTATCAATGCCCACAACGGCCTTGGAGGCTACACTCTTCAAGGTGGAATCTTCCGTATGATTTGCTCGAACGGAATGGTAGTTTCGGAGTCGGACTTTGGCAGGATTCACATTCGCCACATCGGCTTTGAGCCTAAGCAGGTTCAGGAAGCTTCTCGCCAGCTTATCATGAACTCGTCCCGAATTGCGGATAAGATCGGTAGCTGGCAGGAGACCAAGCTTTCTGAGCGCAGCCGCAAGGACTTCTTCGCTGACGCTGCTCGCCTTCGGTGGGATAACCCTGATGAGGGGTTGATTCGTGACGTTGCTACTCCTCGCCGTGAGGCTGATAAGGGTGACGACCTTTGGAGTGTTTTTAATGTTAGTCAAGAAAACCTACTGCGTGGTGGTTTCCGTAATGGTACTACCAATCGAATGGTCCGACCCATTACTAACATTCAAAAAGATGTGAATTTGAACCAAAAACTGTGGGAGCTGGCCTCTACATACAGTGAGGGCATTGCTCTCAACTAATTCCTTGAGGGAGGGGTGTTTTCCCCCGTCCACTCCTCCCTCGTTTTATTATTATGTTAGAAGGCGATTACAGAGAACCTTTGATGATTGACGAGTGCGGCTTGTACATTACAATCGCACAGATGGGATTCTTCATTAACAGGAAAAACGGCCAGAAGTTGTTTGATTCTGCCTCACCTGAATTTATGAAGTATTATAGGAACTGTTGTTTATATAATCTTGTTTTTGATATGATGGAGGAAGATCCCAAATGTGGTAAAATGTATTGGGACACCAAAACTGAGTCTGTAGCCATTGCCTTTCCTATGAATGGGAAGATTGCTAAGGCTCTAGCAACTGTGTCTCTTCATCTAGCAGAGATAGAGGATGAAGAGGGCATGGACGAATTTGAATCTTTTGATTGACATGGGAAGAACACTCCGCAAAGATGATGACCATAATTTTGGTCGCCCCAAGAATAAAAACTACAAAGCCAAAAAGAATAAACAAGGCAAACTGAGGAAGACTTTTACGGGTAAGGACTATAATGAGCTAGAAAGCTATGAAGACCGTTATGACGACGGCGGCTTTGAAAAGTTCACTTACGGAAGGCGTAAGGGCAAATGACCTTAAATTGAATATGTTTGATGATAACGATATATTGCCTTGGAAACCCTTTGGCTTAAAGCTCACTTATAGGGAGTGGGATGATCTTGTTACATGGTATGTGCAAAAAAACATCTCTAGGATACTAGATACTAAGGAGGATCAGGACAATGCCCTCGAACTACATCCCTAAAAACTCCTTACTCGGCCCCACACGGGTGCAGAGGATTGCTAAAAAGCTGATTGATGAGGCTGGAGAGGATCGCAAATTAGCTCTCGAAGCCCACAGATTTTTCAGAAGCATGGTTGATGAGAACCCACAAGACTCAACTGCTAAGAGTCTTATGGTTGATTCATTGAAGGTTGCCCAGGCATCTAAAAACAATGTAATCAAAATCCTCAGCCTTGTCGTTAAAATGGAAGAGACCAAAGATGAGAATATCACTAAGGCTTCCAAAGGATCCGAAAACTCTGTATTCAGCGAATTAGACAATCTACTAAATGAGTAACCGTAAAACCTATCGTGTTGTTTGCCCAGAACTGAACGCAGTTCTTTACGTTAAAGGCTATTCCGTTGAGGAAGAGCACAAACTGTACACTTCACTCCGTAAGAAGATTCAGGATTCTGAAACTCCTATCAAGATTGATGAGTACAAAACTTTTATTGTTCGTAAGTTCATCGCTGACGTAGATGGATTCTTTAACCTGTTCCCTGACGATGATGTCGAGGAAATGATTGAAGGTGTGGATGCAGCTTACGAAGCCATTGTTACGTTGTATCCCCCATTCTCTCTAGACTTTATTTGTACTGATCTTAACAGCGAAACCTTCTTCTCTGGAATCGAGAAGAGGATGCTCAACAAGCTCAGGGAGCAGATCACAGGGAAGCAGCAGAAGGTCGCCACTGAGGGCTCTGTGGCTCTCTCCTCGCTTGAGGAGCTACGCCAGCTTGAAGAGCACTTCGGGGAGAACATCGTGGGACAGAAGGACGCTATACGCGCTCTCATGCGTTCGCTCAAGCTGATGGCTTCGGGTCTCGCTAATCACTCGTCGTTCTTATTCGTCGGGCCAACTGGTGTAGGCAAGACCCAAATTGCTAAACTGCTTGGTGATAAGTTCAGTGGTAATTTCTACAAGGTAAACTGTGCCGAGTATGCTGGAGGCCATGAGTACGCAAAGCTGATCGGTTCCCCTCCAGGATATGTTGGGCACTCTGAGAAGTCTTTGCTGGCTGAGAAAGCAGAGCAGTCTAACGCTTGGGTGTTCTTGTTTGACGAGATCGAGAAAGCACACCACAAGCTGTACGATTTCCTGTTGAGTCTATTGGATGATGGCACTTGTACGGATAACATGGGTCAGGTTCTAGACTTCACGCAGTCGATCTTTATTTTTACTTCTAACCAGGGAGTGGGTGAGATTAAGCGCGAGTCCGTAGGCTTTAGCCCTGGGCAGGATGAGGTAGAAGAGAAGGTAACTGACAGTGTAATTCGTAAGTCCGTCAAGCGTCACTTCAGTCCTGAGTTCTTAAACAGGATTGATGAGGTTGTGGTGTTCAAATCTTTGACCCGCAACGACGTTAGGAAGATTGCCGAAATACAACTGGATGAGCTTCCTATCAAAGCTACGAAGTCCTTGGTTGATTTTGTTGCCGAGAAGGGATATTCACAGGAGTACGGAGCCAGGAACATTCAAAGGTTTATCAAGAATAATGTTTCTGATAAGATAGCTGACGCCATCTTGCGTCGTTTGGTGCCCAAGAAGGATGGTGAGTATTACACACCTAGAATTGTAGAGGGGCAAGTGAAGATCGTTGACACCAAAAAATTTAATGTGTCTTCGACTTGAGAACTGAGCAGGCGAGGCTATAATGGAATGCATGGGTGAGGCGATTGGGCAACCACCGCCGACAGAACACATCACCCATGCATAATACGACCACCCGCCAGTAGCTCATCGGTCAGAGCAGTGTTCTTATAAAGCATTGGTAGGTGGTTCAATTCCACCCTGGCGGACCAAACAACTCACAGGAGAAATCATGAAAGAACTAGCAGAAAAATACCTTTCGCAGGCTCTCGAAGGAGCAGAGCAAGCAACCCAACAAATTGATCAAGCAATCGCCCAACTTGAAGCACAACTAGAAAAGATGCAGGAGCAACGCTCCGAAGTGGGAGAAGCTGTTACTGATCTAAAGTCTGTCCTTGGTTTGGAGGAAGAGAATGTCGATCAAGACTCGCAAGAGTAATCGAATTAAGTTTGGTATCTACGCAACTGAGTCCGAAGCTAATCAAGTTTGTGAAAGACGAGCAGCGGATCCTCAGTTCAAAGATTCAAAGTTTTACACCATCAAACTAAATAGACGCAAAGAGGGACAGCGCCCTTGGTTGGCATACTGTCTGATCCCTCGATAGAAAACGAATCCTCGATAGCTCAATCGGTAGAGCATCTGGCTGTTAACCAGAGGGTTATAGGTTCAAGTCCTATTCGGGGAGCCAATACAAGCGGGACGGTAGCCCAAAGGCAGAGGCAACAGACTTAAAATCTGTCAAGTGCGGGTTCGAGTCCCGCTCGTCCTACCAATACAACGCACCCCATAGAAAATGAATAAACCATATTTTCATTTTAAAGATGTTAGAGAGTGGATTGATGCTTTAAAAACAATGAAAGAGGAGCGAGACAATCTTTTGATGGATAAAATAAGACTCCTAGAAGAACTGTCTTCTATGTGTGAAGACGCCTGTTATGGGGATGCTATTCGACAAGAACTAGAAGAAACACGGAAGAGATTGGACTTTCTCAATGACTAAGCAAGAATACCTAGAAAAATACGGCTGGAAGAAGGAAGAAGTATCTTACAACCAGTTTGGACACACTACAAGAGAAGGTTGGACTCATCCATCTAAGGTGTTTAAGCGCCCCGTTAGTATTGATACGGCGTATGAGTTTGAGGAGAGGTATCAAATCCATAAAATGTTTGAACTAGAAGAAACACGGAAGAGATTGGTAAGGGATTGAGGTTCGATTCCTCTTTAGTATGGTACATGAACAGGCGACGGCCACCCGAAGGTTCGAGTCCTTCCTCTTCCACCTTACAAGTAGTTCCTAGTCTAAACTAAATAGACCCAAAGAGGGACAGCGCCCTTGGTTGGCATATTGCCTGACCCCTCGATAGAAAACGAATCCTCCTGAATGGTTGCAGATGAATAACGATACTATTCTAGTTAGTAGTAAAGAAATTGTAGAAGATTTAGAAACTGCTTTTGATTTAGGAAAAGATGTTTCTGCGGAGGAGTCTTGTAATTTGCCCAATGAAGCTTATATTATTAAAAGAGAAAGAGAGTTTCAACGGATTTTACAAAAATATAAGCTGGTAAAACCTTTATAACGGGGCAGTAGTCCAATCGGCAGGAGACACGAAACTTAAAATTTCGACAGTGTGAGTTCGAATCTCACCTGCCCCACCAAACAATTAGTGCTCTTTGATTTCTTCTATACTTAAGATACCATTATCAAACTCCCAATGACAATTCCTACAAAGCTGGACGTTGTTGTTTCGGTGATTTGCCTCTGAAAGGGGAGTGTCGTCAGAAAATTCTGATAAAGGCTTGATATGGCAAAGCTCTACATGCTTGTCGTATCCACAGTTGGCACATGGTTTAGAGATGAGGTCCTTATTCCAAGAACGATTCAAGCCCCTCACTCCTGAAAAAACCCAAGAAGGATGCTTTCCTTTTACAGATGCTCGCTCTTTGTATTCTCCTAAAGTTTTACTCTTTATATCTCTTTCTCTCAAACAAGTCTTACAGATTCTAGTAGAGTCTTTATAAGATCGTCTGTCTATAGTAGAGGAACAATCATTACAGATATAAGTTTTTCTTTTTCTTTTTGGGCTCTGCGAGTTAGTCCAAGATGCGGAGCAAGACCTAGAGCAAAATTTAGGGTTGTTAGTTTCTTTCTTACAGTGTAGACAATTCATAGTGCTATTATAAAATACATGCGCTCTGTTCCTCACATCGGTCTTCTAAACCGATTCCTTAATGTGGGGTGGATGGTGTAAGGTTCAATTCCTTCAGAGCGTACCATACACATATATAGTCGAATACAACACCAGACTGTATTATTTTCTAATGTTCCATTTCCAATCCAACACCTTACCCAAAATAACGAGTGAACAAACAACAAAGACTAGATGAAGTTTACATGGAGATGGCTAAGACGCTCTCTAAGCTTTCCTATGCCACTCGACACAAGGTAGGGTGTACCATCAAAAAGATAGTATAGCTTGAAGAATCACCATCGAAGTATTTTTATCTCCGACACTCATCTGGGCAACAAAAATTGTCAAGCTGAAAAACTATTGAGCCTCTTGAAGAGTGTAGAGTGCGATAAACTTTACCTCGTTGGTGATATCATTGATGTGTGGTCAATGCAGGCTAGTAAACTTCATTGGACTCAGCCACAAAGCGAGATTATTCGCAGAGTGCTTAAGATGTCCAGGAACACAGAGATTTACTATGTTGTTGGCAATCACGACGCAATCGTAAGACCTTTCTTGCCTATTGACATGGGCAACATTAAGATCGTAAATGAAGCAATACACACTACAGCGAGCGGTAGAAAGCTTCTTGTTACGCACGGAGATATCTTTGATCCTTTTGTGGTTCGGTACGAGTGGATCTCTAAGCTTGGAGCTAAAGTCTACGATCTGCTGATCAAAGCTAACAGTTCTATTAATTGGGTCAGAAGGATCTTTGGTCTAAAATACTGGTCTCTGTCTAAGTACATCAAGTACAAATCAAAACGAATCACGAACGTCATCGACAACTTTGAAAACCTTTTGGTTGATTACGCCAAGCAGAACGGATACGATGGTGTTGTTGCAGGCCACATTCATACACCAGACGTAAATAACGTCAAGGGATACTACAACTGTGGTGATTGGGTAGAAACCTGCTCTTGGCTATCAGAAGACGAATACGGAAACATAACACTGAACTACTTTTAAACCATTTACCTTATCAGACAAATACAATGAAAGAATGTGACGGAACCTATGAAAGTATTGGATGGAATGTTGGAGAACTTGTCTCAGCTAAACAACGTGCTTATGGCGATTCTTTCGGACGAAGTGGAGAATGCCTTCGTCAAATGTTTCCCAATGGCATCAAGCCAGAGCAATATAATGACCTTCTCACCATCACTAGGATTCTAGACAAACTATTTAGAATTGCCAACGACAAGAATGCCTTCGATGAAAACCCATATCAAGACATTGTAGGATATGGTCTTCTAGGAATGAAACGACATGCTGAACACAACGATTCCTGAGTTTTATTGTCTAGCTCGTAAGGAGTTCTTTTACAATCAAGAGAAAGGGCACGGTGAGTTCGTGCCTGTCATGCTATTCGGTGTAAGATCGCGTGGGGGCAGGGTGCTAGAGTTTCATGCCCTAACCGATTCGGGTATGCAGTTCCTAGGACTGCCTCCACACGCAATCTGCCACAAGCCTTGCGAAAAACCTCTGATCCAAGACTCTCAACTCTGGGACTGTTTTGGTGAAGAAGTTACCGTGGAGAAGTTTGATTATCTTGAGGGGATGCGGTGCAAGTACAGACGAGAAAGTGATGGCAAATGGCTTTCGGGTAGGTATATGATGACCTTCGACTGGACGGGTAATGCATTCTCTGATGATCCTTCACAGCGTAAGAATGGTCATCTTATCGAGCTAGATTCTGGCAACTACACAATTCAACCAAACAACAGGACTTTATGGTTCGATCCTTCTTGGACCACGAACGAGCCTGATCTAGATTGGAAAGTAAACGAGCATGTGTGGTCATCAGAAAACCAACATGCTCGTCACAAGGAAAACAAGTTCTTCTACGATTAGAGCCCTCTATCAAACTTATCTTGCCTTAGATTATTAAATGGAGTAATGTTTCCGTAGGTTAAGATTACAAAAATAGTACCTTTAGTGCTATAATCTTCTTGAAATCTAATTAGAACAGAGTCTATAAGTTCTGAGTTGGCACATTTAAATTCTACAGTACCTTGACCTCCTGGATCTGTAATTACAATATCACCAAGCATACTAGAGACATTCCCTGCAAGAACATCTCCCCAATTATATTCATTAGCTAAGAAATTATTATCTGTTATATTATTTTCAGTTAGAGATACTTGTAACGAGCTTGGCTGTATAAAACTAAACAAATGTGCGTCAGCATCATTTTTGTTATCATAATGAATAGTTATCTTAGCATAGTTACAAGAGATCCTATTTCCTCCTGAGTCTACAAAAGGAAACCCAGAGGCATCAGCAGAACTATCCTCTAATCCTGATAGAGCATAACTAAATAATCTAATTCCTTCGTTAAGTCCTGTACCAGTCATTAGCAATTCCATTTCCGTAGAGCTTTGTTAATCCTTGAATCAGGATCATTCGCAGTCTTGGCACTCGTAAGTCTTTTCTTCATTCCACCCATGCGAGCACAGAATGATTTTCTACGGCTTGCTGCTTTCGATCCCTTCTTTAATTTGCTAGGCT